GCGAAACAGGTGAAGTTAAGATCATTCAGTTGACCCCTGAAGAAGTTGCTGCGGCTCAAGCGCAATATGCGGCATGGGAAGCTGAACAGCAGGCGGCTGATCCTCAAACTGTAATAGGTGCATAATGGCAGTTACAATCAATGGAACGACAGGTGTAGCGGTCCCCCTTGGAGCGGCTGGTGCGCCGGGTCTTGTCAACACCACCAGTGCAACCACGGGCATCTACAACCCAACCAGCACAACCCTTGGTCTGTCCACCAATGGGACAAATGCGGTCACCATCGACGCATCGCAGAATGTGGGGATTGGGGTTACTCCTTCTACGTCTACAAGTAAAATGCTTCAAATTAGTGCTGGTGGGGTTGTTGCAAGCGCAGCAGATGGGCTTATCGTAGCATCCAACGCTTATAATAATTCTGCTTGGAAATACGCTTCAACTGGTGCTGCCACACTATATTATCAAACTGTTGGGTTGCACGTTTGGTACACCAACGCGTCCGGTTCGGCAGATGCTACGTTTACTCCATCGGAATCAATGCGTATTCAAGCTACTGGCAATCTTGCGGTAAATACAACAGCTGATTTTGGCGTGGTCAGTGTTGCCACTAAAGTAGGTTATTACGGCATAGCCATTCGGGATGCTGCTAGTAACTCAGCAATGATGATTTTTCAGAACAGTGCGGGAGCAACTGCGGGTAATATTGTACTTTCCGGTCTTACAACCACTTACGGAACAGTATCGGACTATCGCCTAAAAGAGAACGTACAGCCCATGACAACTGGGTTGGCAACGGTCAGCGCGTTGAAGCCCGTGACATACGACTGGAAATTTGACGGCTCTCAGGGCGAGGGTTTTATTGCCCATGAACTTGCTGAAATTGTCCCTCACGCCGTTGCAGGGGAAAAAGATGCCGTCAACGAAGATGGCTCCGTCAAACCACAGAGCGTAGACTACGGTAAAATTGTCCCTCATCTCGTTGCCGCCATCAAAGAACTATCCGCAAAAAATGATGCACTTGAAACCCGTCTCGTTGCACTGGAGTCAAAATAATGGGCCTCAAGGTTGACACTATTCAGAATCCATCATCGGCGACAGTCAATCTGACGCTTGATACCAGCGGCAATGTGACTGTTGGTGGCAATTTGACCACTACTGGATCACTTGCTGGAAACCCAACCACCACTGGCACATATGTCATGGGGTCATCGTTCCTCCGCAACCGCATCATCAATGGGAACATGTATGTTGCCCAGCGCGGCACATCGGCAACCGTCACAGCGGGTACAACCGTTCCAACTGCATCAACTGGCTATCCCTGTGTTGATCGTTGGTTTGTATATTCCACTGGCGCAAACGTAACTGCTGCACAAGTGGCAGGGGCAACCAACAATAAGAACCTGTTGCAAGTCACTGGCGCGGCATCTGTTACCGCCGTTGGCATTGGTCAACGCATTGAACAGTTGAACTCGTATGACCTTGCGGGTCAGACATGCACCTTGTCTGTGAACATAGCCAACAGTTTGCTTACGACCGTTACTTGGACGGCTTCATACGCTACCACCGCTGATACATTTGGAACTATCGGAACGCCAACCAAGACCCAGATTGCAACTGGCACGTTTACAGTCACTTCAACCCTGACGCAGTATACGGTTAACATTGCTGTCCCCGCCGCCGCCACAACGGGCGTTGAAATTCTGTTTACGGTTGGCGCACAGACATCTGGCACATGGCAGATTGGCAATGCACAGCTTGAAGTCGGCACTGTCGCCACGCCATTTGAACGGCGGTTGTATGGGCAGGAGCTTGCGCTGTGTCAGCGGTATTACGAAAAATCATATAATAATAGTGTTGCTGTCCCAACGGCTGTTACGGCTGGAACAGGGCAGCTATTTGTTACCGCTATTGCAAGCGGTGCTACTGTTAATACAGTAAATTTTGCAGTATCGAAACGCGCGTCCCCAACTGTTGTTTCGTATGACAACGCAGGAACATCTGGTAAAAATTCATATTATACAACAGGCTGGAACAATGCTGGGACGGCAACTGTAAATACTGCGCTGGAAAAAGGGTTCAATGTAACTCTTGGCGGGACAGGAACACTCGTTTATTTGAACGCCGATTGGTCTGCATCAGCGGAGCTATGATCATGTATACAAATGCACAGTATTCTGGGAACCCAACAATAAGTATCCGCGTTGACATTAACGGCGTAAATAGTTTCGTCCCACTGGATCCCGCCAACACAGACTACGCCAACATCATGCAACTTGTTGCCGAAGGCAAATTGACAATCGCACCTGCGGAGTAAATGATGAACATCACAATCACCTTAACAATTGATGAAGCAAACTATGTTCTCAGCGCATTGGGATCTCGCCCCTGTGGGCGGCACAGACACCTTTGACGCTGGTTCTATCAACATTTTGTATGAATAAGAGGACACAATGACAAACCCAATTAATCTTGAGCACACAGTTGAAGAGATCAATTCAATCCTTACGGCATTGGCTGCTAAGCCATACGCTGAAGTTGCTGACTTGATCCATAAGATCAAGAACAAAGCCGAGGCACAAATTGTTGCCGCTGCAAAGGCTGTTGAAGAAGAGTTCACCCCTCCCGCAGATCAACCTCCGCAGGCATAACATGGATAGCGATCATAACACCAATCTCGTTATAGATTCAGCTTTGGCAGGTGGTGTTATGTCGATGCCCCTGTGGGCGGCAGGTTTAAATGAATGGCTGTTGCTGTTCCTTCATGCCGCTGGTGCAATTTTAGTAGCTTATCGTTTGTGGGTTATGATTAGAGAGATTAAAAACAAGTAATGACTACGGGCTTAACATACAGCACCTATGTTACCCAGATCGCCACAATGGCGGTGATCAACAGCTATAACCTAAGCGACCCCACTGATCCATTTACAATCATTGTACCTCAGATGATCAACTACGCTGAATTGCGTATGCAGCGTGATATTGATTTCCTGAACACGGTTAATACGCAAACATTTACAGGCACCGCCGGGACAAATACCGTATCGCTTGGATCCTCATATCCATTTGTTACCGTGCAAAACATCGGTGTTGCAGATCCAACCTCTGGCTACACCTACCAATTGATGCCAACCACCAAAGAATGGATGTGGAACGTATACCCGATCGGCTCTAGCCAATCTTTGCCACAGTATTTTGCGCCGTTTGATGACAACTTGTATATCCTTGGGCCTATTCCTGATCAGGCTTACACCTATTCAATCACTGGAACATCGCGCTTTACGCCGCTGTCATCCACTAACCCAACGACATTCATCAGCCAGTATTTGCCCGATGTATTTATCATGGCAAGCATGATCTACATCAGTGCCTATCAACGCAACTTTGGTAAAGCTGTTGATGACCCAGCAATGGCCGTCACCTACGAATCGCAGTATCAGGGTCTTCTGAAAGGCGCAATCACCGAAGAGTTCCGCAAGAAGTTTGAAGCTTCTGCTTGGTCTTCTATGTCTCCGCCTATTGTCGCAACGCCTACGAGGTAACCCATGCCTCATATCCCTATGACAGTGGCTCCCGGCGTTGATACAACGAAGACGCAGACCCTTAACGAAGCCGCAATTACAGCTAGCAATCTAATTCGCTTCCTGCCCGATAAAGACGGTGCTGTAGCCCAAAAGCTTGGCGGCTGGGTTGCATACCCTCAGTCGCTACCCTTTCAGTCTGCGTCTACCATACGCGCTTTAAAAGCATGGGAAGACACCAATGCCACCACCTACCTTGGTGTGGGGGCAGAAACCAACCTTTATGTTATCTCGGGCTCAACATCGCGTGACATATCCCCACGGACGCAGACATCAAGTTTTTCGGGCGGCATAACCACAACATCTGCCAGCACAACCATCTCGGTGAATAACACCGGAAGCAATATGAACATATACAGCAATGTGTATTTCACTGTTCCTGTGTCTGTCGGGGGCATTGTGCTTAATGGGCCATATACCGTTACGCAGGTGACCGATGCCAACAACTATCAATTTGCCGCTACTTCAGCTGCAACCTATACAAACTCGTCAACAGCAACAATCACAATTGCCACCCCAGCAGTAGTTACAGTCACATATGCACCCCCAACAGATACTACTGTAGTATTTACAACAACGGGTGCATTGCCAACGGGATTGACGGCTGGCACAACATATTTTGTTCGCAACATTACTAATTTGGCAGGTGGCGGCACAACATTTAACGTATCTGCAACACCAACCAGTGCGATAATTAATACATCAGGTACGCAATCAGGAACTCATACGGCTACTTTTGTTGCTCAAACTCCATATTTATCTGTTGGGACTGGGTCGCCAATTGTTACTGCATACTTTCCCAAACATGGTTATGTAGCGGGTAGCCAATTTTACATTCCATCTTCGGTTGCGCTGACAATCGGCGGCATTACGCTGTCGGGCGTGTACACAATCCAAACCGTGTCAGATACCAATACGTTTCAGTTCATCGCATCTAATACACCATCATCAACGGGTGCTGGTTTCATCAATAGCGATCAGATCAATGTTATCTATTATTATGGAGCACCTCCACCCAGCCCAGCTACCGGATATAGCGCGGGGACTTACAGCTCTGGTCCTTATAGCGGTTCTGCTATTGGGCCGCTAACCGCTGGTTCGCCTATTACGGCTACAGATTGGTTTTTGGATAATTGGGGTGACACCCTGATTGCTAACCCGGTTGGCGGCCCCATTTTTGCTTGGCAACCCAACTCTGTTATTCAAAACGCTAACTACATAGCCAATGCACCCGTTCAAAACCAAGGTGTCTTTGTTGCTATGCCGCAGCGTCAATTGGTGGCTTGGGGCTCTACATTTACCGGATTGTCAGACCCTTTGTTGGTTCGGTGGAGTGATGTTGAAAATTATAATTCGTGGACAGCTACTATTGCTAATCAGGCAGGATCTTATCGCCTGACAACAGGCAGCCGCATTGTCAGTGGCATGCAAGCGAATCAGCAAGGCATTTTTTGGACTGACCTTGACATGTGGACCATGCAATACATTGGCTATCCAAATGTCTATAGCTTTAACCAAGTGTCCACAAACTGTGGCCTGATTGGCGAAAAAGCAGCCGGGCGGTTAGGCAACAATGTCTATTGGATGAGCCAAAACGGGTTCTTTCAAACAAGCGGATCTGGGGCCGAGCCAATTGCCTGCACGGTTTGGGATGTTGTTTTTCAAAATATCAACCGCAACTATGTCAACAAAATTCGTTGCGGACCCAATACTTCATTTAATGAAATGTGGTGGTTCTACCCATCTGCAAACAGCACCGAAGTTGATTCGTATGTAAAGTACAATGTTGTGCTAGGCGTATGGGATTATGGATCTCTTGCCCGGACGGCGTGGATTGATCAGTCTGTTTTGGGTCAGCCAATTGGAGCCGGGGTAGACAAGTACATTTACCAGCACGAAGTCGGGTATAGTGCCAACGGTCAACCGCTTAATGCCAGTTTTACGACAGGATATTTTTCGTTAAATGAGGCCGACAACCTTGTGTTCATTGACCAGATTTGGCCAGACATGAAGTGGGGGCCATACAATGGGGTACAGAATGCTACGGTTTACATAACTATCAATACGGCTGATTATCCTACAGATACGCCATTGGCATCAACAACGTATGCCATGACAAGCAGCCAAGGGTATATAACGCCCAGAGTTCGTGGTAGATTGTTTTCAATTACAGTGCAATCAACTGATGGCGCAGAAACTTTCTGGCGATTAGGCAAGATCAGGTTTCGGGCGGCAGCAGACGGTAGGTTCTAATGGCAAGTTTAGACGATATCTTAACGACCCAAAAGAATGGCGTGGTGGCAATCAACAGCCTCAGCCAATACCTGAATTATGTCTATAACTTGATGCGCGGGACACCGCTTTCTCCAGCGGCATCAACCACTTCGGTATCAACCTTATACACGGTGCCCTCAACAAATCAGTTTTTGCTAACAGACATTGAAATCTGCAACACTAGTGCAACCGCTGGTACATTTACCATTTACCTTGTGCCATCAGGCGGCACAGCAGGTGCAAGCAATGCTTTGTTTTCGGCATCGCCTATCAATGGTAATACAACCGTGCAGTGGACAGGGCAGCAGTCATTAGCGGCTGGTTCAAC